AGAGCCTTCTCAACCTTCCATCGATTACCATCAATAGTGGCTTCTATTTCGCCATTTGGACCTGCTTTCTTCCATCTGACTTTTGCTTCTGTAAACTGTTTAAATGATTTCATCATTTTGCCTTCTCTCCTTTAATCCACTTTTGCGCAACCGTACTCTTAGGTTTCTTCACTACCCACTTCTGGATATCCTTGTATGCTTCAAGAGTTGCGCCATCAACATTAGAGCCTGTAGAGTTATCAACAATAATCATTTGCTGACGGAATAGGTTTTGAAACTTACCGATATTCTTTTGTACATCTTTCCACATCTTCTCAACCATTTCATCAGGTAGAGAACGATCACGCTTTTGATTACGCTCTTTGGCAGTATCTAAATCAGTGTTAACAAATATCATAGCAACATCATAACCTAATTTACGGATCTCGTCAACCTGATTTTTAATCTTTTTAAAATCTTTACCAGTCCCATCAATCACTAGACCTAGACGACCTTTCAATGCTAGTTGCATTTTCTTACCAGTAATAGCTTTTGCGCCAGCACGAACTGCTTGACCTTGAGCCGAAGCGATATCCTCAGGGTCAGTAGTCAAGCCAGCTTTCTTGAGACCTTGTTCAAATGCTGGGTCAGAGTTGATTAGCTTGAGTCCTAACGCTTGCAACGCAGTCTTACCTACAACGAAAGACTTACCTGAACCTGGACCGCCTGCTAAGAACACAGCCTTAAAAATTCCTGGATCGTTTACACCTTCGTCAAGTTGCGGTTGCTCTTTAAATTCTTTAAATGAGTACATCTATAATCCTAGTATAGTTTACAGTGAATTGATGAGAAATCATTTACTTTAGTGCTTGAGTAGTAGCAACTCTTCAGTATGTCAGGGTTGCTTTCTAATAAAATCTCAAGATAGTATGTTAGAAACGCACCAGCTTTCAATGCTATTTCTGAATCTGGGAATGGTGATACCTTATCTTCTACTGCTGTATCTCTTAGTAGTCTTGGCAACGTAGTGTTCAGGTATTTCATCGGGTCGTTCATAATCTTAACTTTATCCGAAGGAATATCATAACCATTCTCTAATGCTAGTTTCGGGAATAGTTGAGCAGAGATAGCACCGAGCTGAACCTGAGAACCTCTTTGCCTACCCTCAAGGTAAATGCGAATATCCGATTCTTTCGAAACAGTTGCTGCTTTATACCCAACTCTGATATTAAACCCAGTAATGTTACCAGATGTTTCTAGAATAAAGTTCTTTTGGAATGGGTCAAACAATACACGACTCACCTTAACGTCAACGTCAGGCAAATCAACCGAAGAAACTGTTTCAAATCTACCAGTCTTGCTAGCAGATATTTTCTTTAGCGAGACACCAATAATTTCTTTATCCTCATACTTACTAGCCAACCAAGCATTAAATTCTTCAAGAGTTGTGATATCAGTTGTTTGTCTAATTATCTGCGATCGGTTCAATGACATAATCCAGATGTCAGCTGGGTTCCAGTTATCCTTCAAATCGGTCAAGCCGAACTTCTTTGCTAGGGCGAATAATATGTTAGAGTCGTTTCTCTCTGAATCTAAGTATATTTTATGCTTAGTAAACCCTGTGCCCATATTAGAACTGAATGCTCTATATTGTTGCTCAAAGTTATGCATCCACTCAGGGGTAAATTCATAACCAACAGCTTCAGATATTTTCTTCAGATCAGTTCTTTGGTTTTTGAACATAGCTGAAAAATATTCAATAGTTCCTTGCTCTTGTTCAGCTGTTGTTGGTATGGTAACAGCCTCACCTTTTCGGGGAAGTTTCCCAGTTCCGCGAATGCCACCCGAAGGAGTCAGCGCAACATTCACTAACTTTGAGGAAACGTATTTATCGCCCTTTGGAGAGAAACCATAGCCAAGTAAATCTTTATTGACAGCCAACTGTGCGATTGCTGCCTTGTCTGTAATCTTGATAACCAACTGCTTTCTGGTACTTCTAAAGTCATATCTTGGTTCGATGTAAATGACTTCTGCGTCAGCAACCTTTTTAAGTTTGCGGAAGAATCTTCTTAATTCTGGATTCATCGTTCTAGGCAGGTGCTCAAACCCCAACCATTGTTTTGTCGCTTCTGTCAAATACTCATTAAATTTGTACATACTGAGCCTTATTCTTAAAGTAAAATTATAACCTATTTATAAGAAAAAGTAAATAGAAAAGAGCAGTTTTCGTGACATACTCAGGTCAGGGTGAATGGTATCGAGCGTGAGAGAGAGTGAGAGAGTCGCTCGATACCATCGTGTTACATTTTAAAGCCACCGAAGTCTTTTCGTCCAGCCTTTTTAGTCATCCACTGCATTTGATCATCTTCTTTCATGCGCTTTCCGTATGTTGTATTATCAAACACAGGTCCATTATCAACTACATCTTCTTGCGCCTGTTGCTCAACGTCATACAATCGCATCTTGGCTCGGTCAATACCAACCATGAACCTTTTATATAATCCAGGATCACCATATCGATTCTTCAACTGCTTGATCATAATCTGATTGATTTCATCAAGTTCTTCAGTCACAATCAATGCTGCCATGAAGTCAGCTGTAGCTGGCAAACCAAACGACTCGGAAGTATCAGTCAAGTCAATGTCACTGCTACCATAACCGCTACGAGTTGTTTGAGTAGCTGTAACGATGGGTAGGTTCTGCTCACCTGCCAAACCACGAATCTCTTCAGCAATGGCTTTGACCAATGTATATGAATTGTGATTACCTCCATTGCGAAGCCGAGAAGACATACAAATATTCAGATAATCAATATAAATGATATCAGGGGCAAATGATTTCTTCAACTTTAGTTCGTTGAGTAGATGTCGGAAGTGTCCAACGCCAGCAGATGCGGTGGGATATTCTTTTACAACTAATTTACCAGACGTCTTACCCTTTACCCTAGCAATCTTTTTATCATACATCTTCTTAGACAAGCTCTTTAAATCATCAAGAGTTACGTTGAGTAGATTGGCATCGATACGCTCCGCAATCTTTTCCTCAGCCATCTCCATTGTGATGTAGAGAACGTTCTTACCATCCATCAAATTAGCTGAAGCCATATGACACATTGCTAATGATTTACCTGCACCTGTACCAGCCATCAAAACATTCAACGTCTTACGAGGCAAGCCACCTTGAGTGATCTTGTTCATATATTCTAAGTCAAATGGGATTCGCTCTTCTTTGCGGTGGTAAAAGTCATATCGGTCATCAGCATCTTCGATAAAGTCGTGACCAATATTTGGGTCGAATGATACAGCAAGGGCATCTGATAGTAACTCAGGAATCGCACCTTTATCTCTATCTTCATTGCCAGATTTATCTAGGATACTAATACTATCCATAATGGCATTGTAAACAGCCTTTTCCTGACAAAACTTTTCGGTTGTTCCGATTAGCCAGTCGGCATCCTCAGCTTGCTCAACATCAAGTTGAGATATAAATTCACCACACCTTTGGAACTCATCATCAGAAAGATTCTTAACTTCATCCATCTCGATTGTAAGTGCTTCCTTAGTAGGAAGTGAATTGTACTTTTGTATAAACGCATCAATTTGCTCATAGACCGTTCTCTCAACTCGGTCAGCAAAATACTCAGACTTTAAATATGGGAGTGTTCTTCTCGCATATATTTCGTCATTAAGCAGATGCCTCAGTATCAGTGTTTCCGTCGCCATTATCCATCTCTCTCATTTGCTGTTCAATAATATCTACAAGTATCCCGCCAAGTATATCAGAGGTGGCTTCGTCACCAGTATCAACAAGTTCGCCTTTCTCGACGTTCAATACTTCAAAATCAAGAATACCTTGACCATCTTCTTCTCTAAACTTAACGGTGTCATATTGGAAGACGACACCCTTTAAATCGCCTTCCAACACTTTGATCGCCCAGTGGTCGTCATGATATGAGTCTTTATGCTCAACCAATTCATACTTAACTGGCATCTTCAACCTCCTCAACGACCTCATCAATGCCAACCTGACCATACTTAAATTCTTTGTTAGCAGCAACTTCAAGCTGAGCCATAATCTCGTCAGTAAAATACTCTTCAGGATTATTGTTAATTGCCTTACCAAATACTTTACGACCATCAGGTAACTCGAATCGAGTAGATACTTTTTTGATAATATCATACTTCTCGGCAAGGTCAAGCAAGCCATAGTACCGATCAAGACCAGTCTCGTATGATAACTTCACTTCAACCTTTTTCTGTTCTTTAGTGAATCGAGACTTATGCATTGTTACCTTGATAATATTACCAACCACATCAGTACCGTCTCGATCTTTCTTCTTACCAAGCATAGCAATCGAAGAAGCAGCATATTTAAGACCAGCACCGCCAGTGATTTCTTTAGTAGGAATATACGCACCAATAACATCATAGACGTGGTTAGTAACTAGCAGAGGAACATTAGCTTTAGCCAGCTTCAGTGAAAGAACTCGGAACGTGCCACGCAGTAACTGCGACTTGGTCATATCACGTTTCTCGCTACCAGCTTCAGTGTCAGCAAGTTCTTTAGCTGATGACAACATACCAAGAGAATCGAGTACCATCATCATCGGAGGAGCGTCTTTACCTTGCTCAATATAAGTAGACAAGATACGAGTCGCATTAGTACGGAACTCTTCAATCGAAGATGGCTCAGAAATAACTACACGCTTGGTATCGATACCACGATCATCCATCATCTGCTTAGTAACAGCAGCCTCTGTATCAAAGTAAATAACACCACCGTCTTTGTTATCTTCAAGAAACTGCTTGAGTACCCCAAGTACAAAGAATGTTTTACCAGTAGCAGACTCACCAGCAAAAGCGGTGATCTTATTA